AGCGTTTATTAATCACCATTGATCAATAAACAAATTTAAACAACAGAGAAGTTCTCCATTTATTCAATAGGCATCTCTTGCATTTAACCTCTGTTAGAGGGAAGTCTATTTCTTTCTGTCAGTGAGGTTCTTTTGGAATTGTCTCACAACTAATAGATGATTTATTAAAAACCACCTATTAGTTGTGTATTAGTATAAATTATAAAAAAATCAATAATTAAATACTATTATCTTTGTGCGTGCTTTAATTCTCTTAAAGCTAATACATGAGCTACAGTTTTCTCATGATCCGGATCCATTCTATTCCAGAATGCACCTTTTTTATTATTAGTTATTTCTTTAATTTCAGCTTCAATATCTCTAGCTTTAGTAATGTTATCACTTCCTGTACCTACTATTTTATCTTCAGAAAGTAATCCTGCTATATTAGCAAATGCTTTTATAACTTTAACATTATCTCCAAGTCTTGAGCCATCTCTTAATTGAGTATCAAGAACATCAGATCCTAAATATGTTTTAGCAATAGAAGCAGCTTTTTGAATATTCTCATCATAGGATTTACCCCATTCTTTACGAAGTTCATTAGTAGCATTAGCTTGAGCTGATTCCATAGTTATAGACATATCTTTTGCATTAGATTCTAAAGTTTGTTTATAAAACTCTAATATGCCTTGAGCTTGTGAATTGTTTAATCCTAGCTTATGCGCATTTTGCGCAAAACCTTTGATAACATTTTCATCAACTGCAGCAACATCTGTTTTAAGTTCTAATTTATATTTATCAGGAGACTCTGGTCTTCCTAATTTATTATAAACTTCATTCCACTGTTCTTCAGTTGCATTTTTATTTGGCAATGGAATTTTATCTGATCCAATCATAGATACAGCATTGATATAGCTTTTTGCTAGCGCATCAATCTCTGTAAATTTTTCTATATTTGGATTTGTTCTGTATTGTTCGGAGATAGAATTTTTCCAAGATACAGGTTGTGTTGATTGTGATGTTGTTGTGTTTACTGTTGCAGTTGTTTCTTTTGTAGGTTCAGTTGCAACAGGCTGAACGTTTTGTTCAGTTGTCTGTATTTCTGACATTTATTTTCCCTTTTGGTTTTCATTAAGCAGCATGTTTTTAATAAATAGAAGAACGCTGCGTTGTCCCTCCATATATGCACTCTCGTGGCTATCACCTCTTACGTTGGTGGTAACATTGTAGTGGCATCTTTTTTCAAGATCAGACATAACTTGTTTGCCTGCATCTGTCTCAAATACTAATTTATAAAATTCTTTTAATTGTTTTAAATGATCTTCCATTAATTATCCTTTCGTTTGTTGTTATGAATTTACTAACGCTTTTGCTTCCTCCGGTAATGCTTTAGCAAGTGGAGCTATTTGACCACCGGCTTGTGCGATTTGTTGCATTTGAGCAAGTTGTTGAGCTTGCTGTTGTTGTTGTTGTTTTTGTTGTCTAATAGCATTTACTTCTGCTTTAGAATTTAAAACTTTAGCAGGTACTCCAACAATATCAGCCAAGTGCATTACTAAATTATCTATATTAACAAAATCAAATACAGGAGCCACTTGTGATAACGATCCAAATATTTCTATTGCTCTCATAATAGATTGTAATTCAGAAGATCTTTGCGCTTTAGCAAGTGGTGATACATATTCAATTTGAATATCTTTTCCATTTAAGAAATCAGGAACTGGTCTAAATAATTTTTTTCTTAAAATAATTGCAAATGTTCTATCAATAAGTGGTCTTAATAATTCAGATTGTAATCTTCCAAGAACTGGTCCCAATAATCTCATCTTCTCTTCATTACGCTGAACAACTTCTGTTGCAGTCATTGTTGGACCATTCTGCATCATTAATTGATTTACATAGAATGTATCTCTAATTGCATTTCTTCTTTGCTCTTCCATGTTTAATCCAAGTGGATTATTTGCACCAATGTTTAATGGTTCAATTCTGTCTCTTGTTCCAGATCTATAAAAGTTTAATCCGCTTGGCATAGTTTTAACTGGCAATATAAATCCATCATCAGGAACTAATAGTGGAGGATCAACTTGTTTCTGCGCAGCTTTAATAGTTGTCTTACACATTTCATTTAACATTTTAACATCTGGCAATGCAGTCATTGCAGGAGATCTTCCATAGATTTCAAATGACGCTTTTAAATATCTTGGAACAACATAAGGGAATTCATTAAAACCAGATTCAGAAATTTGTTCTTTAGAATCAATTTCAATATACACAGATGCGTATTGCATATTTTTTGCATCTTTCTTTTTAGGATCAAAAGTATCTCTTGGATAAACCACATGTAGTAATTCAACTTCTTCAAAAGGATTTTTATTTGCTACGCTTAATAATTTTGATGAAACATTATTTGCACCAAATTGCGTTACAGCTGATCTTGCAGATATTTTAAATTTTCTAAATATTGTATCAATCTTTCCTTTGTTGTTTTCTGAAATATAAATTTCACCAATGTGTCTTGTAGAAAATCTTACAACATCTTCTGCATCTTCTTCTATAAACATTGCAGCTGTACCAAACGTAATTAAGTCATGATACAATTCAAATATTTCTTGTTGGAAGTTTGAACGATTAAATACTTCATACATTTTTTCTGTAGTATCTTCTAACCATTCATTTGCAGTATCTTCATCTTCTCCTGCTTCAATGTTTTTAAATTTAAGAGAGAACCATGGTGTTGATGGATTAGTTAACATACCATGAAGTGATGCAGATAATAATTCAACAGCATGTAGTGGTGATGAATCAAATATTACTTCTGTTCTTTTATCACCTTGTGATCTTGTTTTAGTAACGTCTGCTTTTCTTGGCATCATATAATCAGCAACTTCTTGCCAATGCGATTCCCAATTTTGACGTTGTGATTTTAATTTGCCAAATCTTTTTAAAAGTTCTTTTGATAAATCAGTTTGTGCCATTATGATCCTAATAAAGTTTTAGATTCTGTTGTAACTGTTCCAGCATTACCAAGAGCATCTGTTAATATTGTAGGAGATTTACCTCTTCTTCTTTTTGAAACTGTTTGTGTAGCATCTGTTGCAGATGATTGAGATACAACTGGTGCAGATGGTGCAGTCTGTTGTGCTGATGAAGATCCACCACCAGAAACAATACTTGTAATTGGTTTTACTATTGATGATACTGCTCCACCCATATTAATTACCTCTAGTTAAAGATGATTTATTTTCAGATACAGTTTCTTTTACTGTTTCTGATTTTGTTTCATTAGAATTATTTTCTTTAACTTCTTCTTTTGAAATTTCTGCGTAAACTGTTTTTACTTTTTTTTTAAAAAATTCTAATACCATATTATTGACCAAGCAAAGTTTTTTTCTCTACAGGTGTAGTATCGTTTTCATTTAAAAGATCTGTAGTTAATATTGTTGATGCTCTACCTTTTCTTCTTCTTTCAATAGCAGCTTGTTCGGCAGCAATTTTTGCTTCCTCTTCTGGTGTTAATTTATTTGTAGGTGCTGGTGGCAAAGGTTGCACTGGTGGCAAACTTGGCATCTTCGGCATTAAGAATCCCATATTATATAATCCTATAGTTATTATCTGCTACATTTTGTGGAGCAGATTGTCTAGTATTTATTTCCTGTAAACCAACTGCAAGATATCTCATCGCATCACAAGCATGAGAACTCCAATCATGTACAGGTTTAGATCTAAACATCCTGTTTTTATCTATATACTTTCTGTGGTAATGTCTTAACGCATCTATTAGCTTTTTGCAACTATCTGTATCAATATAACATCTTGGTAGTACCATTGCTGTGGCATGTATTCCATCCTCTAAAGGAATTTTTGGAACAACTTTAAATCTCAATCCAAGTTGATAAGCTATTTCTCTTCTGGTCTTACCATTACTAAAATCAGTAACTTCAATATCATGAGGCGCAAAATGATCTTTATATACGTAGTCTTTGCTTTGTATCACTTGCACATAATGTGGTAAGCCAACTCCTTTTTCCTCATAATAGTCTATTATGTTTATTGCGCTACCGTTCTGTTGAAAAAATATAATAGCAGAATGATCTGACACGCCTAAATCCCATGCGGTTGATACAGGCAAAGCAGGATTATAAGGAACTCTAGTTAACTGACGATTGTCTTCCATTTTTGATATGACATCTCCATAAACAGCTCCTTCAATATTAGCTATCCAGTCGCATTCAAATTCTTGTAAGTATTTCTTTTCACCCATGACTTTCTTCGCTGCATCCAATTCTTCTTGATCTACAATTTTAGTTTCAGATGCTTTAGCTTTATAATAGAACCATTCTTTATCGCCTTGTGCATGTTGGAATAATTC